CCACCAGTCATATTTCTGGTTCGCCAGAACGTGGGCTTCATCCTGATAATACCCCTTTTCTTTCATGATTGTCAACTCTTCATTTTCGTGTCGAAGCATCAGGATATCAGAAGGAGTTCCTTTTCCCTCTGTAAGGCGTTGCCAGGCTTGTGACTGCTCATAGGAGCAGTAGAACTTATGGGGTTCCTCATAAGTGAATTTCTGGACGTTGACGAACATATGTTTTCGAATGTCTTCCAGCTGCTGAACAGTAAATTCGGAAGTATGCTCCGCTATTCTTCGTGCATCTACATATTCTGCACGCGATGCAACTTCCTTATAGAATCGAATAGCGTGGTTTTCCTGCCAGTTTGGAGACGGTTTTGTTGTACTGCCATCCTCCAATATTGCTCCGGTTTGTGCCGCCTTCACGGTAGCTGCTTCCCGACTGCGGTGATGGTACAGGTAATTATCCGCAGGCTGGCTTTCAATCAGATCGTCCAGCGCGTCCTCCCACTGGCGGACCTTGTTTACGGCCTGCATCTTCTGCTGCGGCGTCTGGGCCACAATAGCACGATCCTTGTACTTCCGGATCATGCGCTCCATGTACCGCTGCTTCGATCGGGCCGTGTAGGACGGTTCAGGCGGTTCAATTTCCCTGGGCTCCGTCCGGAAGCCTCCGATCGGAGCGTGTGAGATCTCAGGATAGTAAGTCGTGATCCCGTGCATGCACCGGGGATGGAAGCATCCATCATTCTCCGCATCGTCCAGGGAAGGATAATCCGAATCGTTCCCACTGACGGAGACGATCACGCCTTCCCATGCCGCACAGATCGGGCAGCTGCCGGCATGGCCGTCGATAATGGCCAGATCGTAGCCGTACTCCTGCATGGTATCGACGTATCCGGAGATCGTGCTGCGCTCGATGGCTGTCAGTACGGCCATTTCCGAATAGTTTTCCAGCGTCCAGTGATGGCCGCCCCGGTCGATGAATCCGTCAATGCCATCATCGGCGAAAGCGATCAGCGCTTCGCCTACGGCCTGCCTGGTTGTCATGGTGCCGGTGGCCATCTCTGAGGATACGGCGCCGATGATATCAGCGTACTTGTCATCGAACTGCCTCAGGATTCGCCTCTCAGAGGCGTTTAAGCTGTTATTAAGGTCGGCAAGTATGTACCCCGCTTTCATGCTGTTGGGGCTGATATGGGCTGTCTCACCCAGCACAGAACGCATATCCGAGTAGAACTTCTGGCTGCCGGTGACATAGGCCCTGTCCATCACTCCGGATAGCAGCTTTTCCCGTTGATCGTGAGCGCGATCCAGATCCCGTTCCAGCTGAGCGTGTGCCGCCAGAACCTCGTTGGCCTTCCGTTCTGCCCATCCGCGCTGAGTGATCCCTCTGGAAAGCCGTCCGGATACATTTTCCAGCATTCGTTCCCTGGCTTTTCCATAGATGATCTTCAGGCCTTCTGCGATTTCCTCCTTGTCAGCCTCCGTAAGCGGTCTGACCCGGTGGCCATCCATGCCGGTATTGAATCCGTATCCGGCCATCAGGCGTCACCTTCCTTGTCCTCCTTGCCAGGCGGCGTATGCAGATCTCCGGCTGCAGCAATGGCAGCGGGATCAGCCGTTCCGAATTCCTGCATGATCCGGTTGACTTCTTCCTGGACTTCTCCTTCCTCCCAGTCCGGATGAGTCATCTTCACCTTGACATAAGTGGAGACAGCCTGCGCATCGTGCAGCATCTTCACCGCTCCGGCCATGGTTGTGATATCCGTGGACATGCAGTCCGGGAACTCAACAATCACGCGGTCGGTGTTATGGATGTCTCCCTGATGGTACAGTTGGCCATCCAGCTGCAGCACGCTTGTCAGGAACCTTTCCAGCGGCATGGACCAGTAATTCAGCTTCTTGCTTCTGGTGGAGAAGGATTTCTTCTCCCGGATCAGCAGCGCGGTACCGCTGGCCGCCTGGCCTTCGATATCCAGACCAAAGGACTGCGGAGAGTATCCGCACATGGAGATAATGTTCCGGATCAGCGAATCTGCTGTCTTCGCGTGCTGTTCCGCCCTGATCTCGAACTGAGAAGGCGTGATCTTCATGTCCTTATCGTTGGCGATGTCCAGGGCAACCAGTGTTTCCACGTCCTCATCGAATTCCCAGATGTACCGGTTGTCGGAGAACATCTCTCCCTGGTTCTCACGCTTCCGCAGATACTCCGCGGGAACAATCAGGCGGCTTTTGGCCAGCCGGATATCACGGAACCAGGATGTGAAGGTTTCGTCCAGCTCATCGAGCATATCCCGCATTCCCTCAAACTCGCTCCGGCCATAATCACGCTTCCTGACCCTGCTTGGCTTCACATTGGGAATGTGTACGGCCATCATGCCGCCGCCCGGCACGGTCACTTCCGGATCGATGCCGTAGGCTTCCATGTCAGCAGCGCTTTCTGTGCCCAGCGTTCCGGAGTCTCCGATGAAGACATCGCTCAGGATCTTCCCGGGCTCATACCGTTCATACAGGCGCCATTTCTTGCCGGACTTCCGGTCCGTCTTGATCTCCGTGAAGAAATGCACACAGACCAGCCTGCCGAAGCGGTATTCCGGGACAGCGTCCCGGCCGTCAACATAGAGAATGGACGGATATTCCAGCTTGTCCGTATCCCAGTTGCTCTTGAGGTACACATCCCCGCAGGCGGCAGCTGCTTCAGCGGCTTCCTGGATCAGCGATTCGAAGATGTTCTCCCGGAGAATCTTATCCAGACGATCCTGCTGAGTACTCTTCTTGCATGTCTGGTTATCCTTCTTCACGTCATCGTAGATCCGGCAGCGCGGAGCATTTCCGAACAGCATGTTCGCGGATACGGAAGCGATATCAGCGGCAAGCGGTACGTGAACCTTTCCCTTGCTCCTGCGCTTCCAGAAGGATCCGTTAATCGCTGTGGCAGCCAGCTCCTTATGCAGGCCGCTGTATGCCGCCCAGTGCTTCCGGACGTATTCGCCGCGCACGGCTGTCAGTTCGTCCCACGCTTCCAGCGGCGTAAAGAATTCAGTCAGTTCGCTCAACCTTGTCACCTTCCATTCATGATGCGGCAGCATGTGGCTGCGCTGTCCGGCGCGTCATCGTGTTCCGCGGCATCTGTGAAATCCATAATCTGCTCAATGTATTCCGGGTCCGTTCCTTTGACGAATACGATGTTTGACCACCACTTCTTCAGGTAGGTCGAAATCTTGATGTACTTGTTCTGGCTCTCCGTGTACCCGAAGGCATAACCGCCACGGTTCCGGATTTCCTTGCTCAGGTATCCCTTATCGCCGTTCAGTTCGCAGTAGACCGGTCCGCACATCAGCCGGCCGGCTTCAGCAAGAGCCGTATTCAGCACCGTGTCCACATGGGACTGCCACAGCTTCCCGTAGATGTAGATCTTCCCACCGACCATCTGGCAGCAGGTAAAGGCCGTTCCGTCCTCTCCGCCGTAAGCGGCGTCGATATGGGCAATGCCGTTCCGGAGTTTGTCCATCGCATCCTCGATCGGCCTGGACGTGTTGAACAGCGCTCCCTCGGATGTGATGTGTTTCAGTTCATAGTTGGCCGCGAACAGCGACGGCGCCATGTCCATGCGAAGCTTTTCCAGCTGTTGCTCTGTCAGCAGGCCGGTAGAATAGCAGTCATACTTTTCCGGAGGCGGCATCAGCTTGAAAGCGTCTTCCTTATGCCAGGGAGTGCCGGTGTTGATGATCCGTCCTCCACGGTTCCGAAGGTTCTGCAGTTCCTGATAGATGCTTTTCGTCCGTTCGCGTTCTGCCCGGCTCTGCCGATCCAGACGGTTCACGATGTCATCCGTAATGATGATGTCCGCATGTTTACCTGTCAGGGATCCTCCAAGGCCGATCCCGAGCAGCTGCGGAGCGCCGCCGATCCGGGCGTACAGGCTGGTAACAATCTGTTTGTTGGTGGCCTTGTACAGTTCCAGCGGCTTTCCGGTGAGCACCTGGCACATGGCCTGTGTCAGCGGATGCAGCAGCATGTCCCGGACGGCCTGCAGAACCTCTGTCACGTCATCGTCCGTTTTCCGGAGAAAGATGATGTTCTTGTCCCGCTGCGTCATCATCATGACGCCGATCGAGACGCCGAGGCATGTGGTCTTGTAGGATCCGCGGTGGGCCTGCAGCGTGAAGTCATCGTTGCCCCAGATGATTTTGTGCATCCAGTCGCCGTGGAGATCGTCCCGGAGCAGGGTATATCCCAGCCTTCTCCCGTAGTCGCAGGGGTGTTTAAGCAGCCACAGGGCCGTCTCCTGCTGTGTTGAAACGGTGTTACTGGCCATCGCCGTTCACCGCTTTCCGCACTTCGTCCAGCAGACTGTAATCCGCACTGGATACCTGGATCTGTTCTTCTCGTTTCTCACGCCATCTGTCAGGACGGCGGTTCTTCAGCCAGAAGGCGGCTGCTCCGACATCCGGAGCCATTTCCTTCTTTACTGACCGGACGCTCTTGATCTTCTTTTCCATCACAGGCTTTCCGTCTTCGTCCACCCTTCCGGTGTCGATCAGTTCGAAGTCCGTGGTGGTTTCGACATACGAATATCCGACAGCGCGTTTGAACAGCGCGTTCTCAACCATATCATCGACAGGAGCTTTTCCTTTTTTTATCGCCTCAGATAATTCCGGATACTTATTCTGCCAATCGTAATAGGTTGTGAGTGAGATACGCATCTTTTCTGCGATCTGCACATCGGAAAGGCCTTCTCTCGCGTAGCCTTCCACGCGGATCAGTCCGTCTTCTGTCAGCCACTCCTGATACTTACCTCTCGCACCAATGACGCATCTCCTCCTTTGCGCTTAGTTTAGTGGCACAGGCTGCTGGGTACGAGCCAGCGACTGCCGGTTTTGGAGACCGGGGCTTTCTGTAAGCTACGCCTGTATGTTTCTCCGGCTCCCGCCAGCCGGAGGAATAGTCCCGTGCGTCCAGAAATGAAGCCGCACTCACCTGATTGCATTTTTAACCGATCACTTTCTTCATGGTGATCCCTCCTTCACACATGGGTGTAAACGACGGCTTTGCTGTAGCCGTTGGTGTCCTTGGTCATCAGGTTCAGGAATTCGTCCCGGGTGAATCCGGACAGCCGGAAAACCTCTTCCGGCTTCATGCCCAGCTGCTTTCCGATCTCCTTCACCGTCTTGCCTTCGTCCATCAGCTTTTTCACGATGGCCTTCATCGGTTCCAGCAGGTGTGTGCCTCTGGCCCGGTTGTGGGTGATCGTGCCGTAAACGTCAGCGCTTTCGTCTCCCTGGTGATCGACAATCACCACGGGCACCTTCCCGCCGAGCATCGTCTTCAGCGGTTCCCGGCCGGCTACGGTCCACCGGTGGAATCCGTCGATGATCGTATAATCCGGACGGACCACAATGGGAAGCGTCCAGCCGTTGGTCAGGATCGACTGCGTGAGCAGCTTCAGGTTGTCCTCCGACACCTTGTTCGGGTTGTAGTCGTTGGCGTGCAGCTGATCCCGGGGAACCCACTGCAGGGATCCCAGCGGGGCGAACAGATTCATCTCGCTCATGCGGTATCACCCCGCTTGATGCCCTCGTTGTAATTCTGGTAGATCTCCTGCCAGAGGATCCGGAGGACGCGCATTTTGGGGTCGCCGTACAGAATGCCCTCGTACATGGTCTTGTAGTGCTTCTGTGTGGCGATACCGTAGGATTTGATGAACAGGCTGCGCCAGCAGTCGAGTTTTGCCTTTGTGTCTTTCGCGATGGTGTACTTTTCCGTGTTCAGGAAAAGTA